AGGGGACGTTGATTGAGAATGCCACTCAGGCATTTGCGAGAGACGTCTTCATGGACAGGGTTCTAGCCCTGAGGAAAGCTGGACACAGTGTTATCCTGCGGGTGCACGACGAAGTTGTAATTGAGACTGATCTGGATAACGCAAAAGAAGCCGCTGAAGATATTCACAGGATCATGTCTGAACCCCCTGAGTGGTGCGCCTCTCTGCCCCTCGGGACTGACGTTGAACAAATGGAGAGATACACAAAATAAATGAAATACTACACTCTAGATAACCTTAGCTCAAAATCGGCCTCAAAAATTAACAGGCATCCATCTGCCCTAGTGGGAAAGGTGCCTACATTCTCCACGAAGGAGGGATTCCGGGAATGGTGCGTCGACTCATCGACAAAGCACACGTTTTACTCAACTATAGAGGGAGTTAACCCCCATGACCGGGTGGGTTCTTCCAACCCTCCGTTTCGTATGCACGGGTTCGTCGCAGACTACGATGGGGATATTGATGCTTCGGATATGAAGAAGCTTGTCGCGAAGGTTTTAAAGAAATCTCCGGGCGGTTGGGCCCCGACTTGGATTTCAAAAACCTACTCAGGAAAGATCCGGGCGGTTTGGGAATTTGAGAAATCGCTCCCCGCTGATGATGAGGTCCTTCTAGGGAAACTTTATGACTCTTTGGCGTCGGGTACGAAAGCCAAGACTCTTTTGAAGGGATTTGATAATGCATCCATGAACCCTGCCATGTATTGGGAGTTAGGTTCATCTTGGATAAAGGTGGCTGATCCACTGGCTGCTCCCAAGCTGGAAACTCTGTTCTTTGATTGTGCGAAAAAGACATCGGGACCTAGGGGAAAGGTCACAATACCTATGGAGGTGGTTGCTGACAAGGTGGAAGATATGTTCCCGGGTAGGTGGCACGGGGAGTTTGATATTGGGTGTCGTGGTCCGCTGTTTTGGATTGATGATGGTGTGGACAGGGTTGGGTGTATTGTCCAGCAAGGTGGTGTGTGGAGTTACTCGACTCGGGCGGGTAAGAGTTTTGTTTCGTGGAGTGAAATTCTGGGGGAGCAGTTCGTGGAAAGCTACCGCGAGAAGAAGTTGGCTGACGCAGTCGAGGACACTTGGTTCGACGGTCAGAAGTATTGGGTTAAGGACGGCAGAAAAGTTTGGAGTCCTGTATTGAAGGAGGACTTCGTAACGAGGCTTCGCTTGGCTGGATTCTCCAACAAGCCTCGCAAGAAGGGGGATCCCGCGTCAGAAATTGATGAGGTGCTCATTTACGTGCAGGATGAGCGTCGCATTCATGGCGCGGCCCCCTTCTTGTTTAATTTCAGTGAGACGGTCAATGTCGGGGCTAAGAGGTATATAAACACCCATGCGCATGTGCGTGTGTTGGCTCCAGCAGAAAATCCGGACCCTTCAGAGTGGCCGACTTTATATGACTGGTGGAATGAGTGGATGGCAGACCCCCGGTCTACCCACTACCTGCTTGCATGGTTACAGCGGTTCTATGAGTCTGCACTGACGGGGGATGTCCGCGCGGGACATTCTATAATAATTGCAGGAGATGCTGACTTCGGTAAATCCCTGTTCTCGACACATATATTACCCAAGATATTTAATGGGGGCGCCGATGCAGGTCCGTTTTTAATGGGTAAAGAGAACTTTAACAAGGAGTTGGCTGAGTCGGCTGTTTGGTATGTGGATGACAATACTTCGGCCGCGTCTATTTCGGAGCATCGTAGGTTTAGTGAGATGGTTAAGAAGCTTACAGCGTCACCCAAGATGACTGTGCGAGCAATGTACCGGGAGCCCGTAGATATAGAACGGCGGGGGCGAGTTGTTGTCACCACGAACACGGACGCAGACTCCTTAGCCGTTCTCCCCAACTTGGATGGGACTATTCTGGACAAACTAATGATCCTCAAAATGTCTAGTTCGTACCAACCGTGGTTCCGGGGCAAAACCCATCGGGAAATTGAGTTGGTCATAAACAAGGAACTCCCACACGCTCTGCAGTGGCTTTTAAAGGAGTACACCCCACCTGAGCACGTAACTGAGGGCGCTTCTGGAAGGTTTGGAATCAACACTTACCACCATCCGGACATTATTTCGATGGCCAAAGACTTGTCGGCAGAACAGCGAGATTGGGAGATGTTGCAGTTTTGGTGGAAGCTGAGGTCCGGTGCGGACGCTTGGGAGGGGAATGTTAGTGAGTTGATGGGCAATATGGAGACTTTTGACGAGTTGAGGGTGTTCACCCGGAACCTGAACAAAATCGTGTTTGGGCGGACGATGTCGAAGATGGCCTCCCAATACCCCTCAAAAATTTCGAAAAGACTTGTCAGGGGCGCAGTTACGTATAATATAAGTATGTAATGAATGCATACAAAGAAGCCATAGAAGAACACGTACAGAAGACCTTAAAAAAGCGGGAAAAGGCTGAGCATGCCAAGAGGCTGCGGGAATTCGAAGACAAGTTTAGCACGACTCACATAGGGAGTGTCGAAATAGATAATGACCTCAAAGTGAGGGCCGACATATGCTCTGACACAGACAAGTGGGAGTACATCGTCCGCATATACTACAGGATCAACGGTAAGAAGCGTATACTGAGGACCCGGATCAACATGAACTCTATAGAAGGTCCTAAGGACATGACGGGTTTGATCCACGCGACTGTCCTTGAAGACCTAGCTAAACGCATAACCGCGGAGGTGTTTGAACAAAATCAGCAGACAATCGCAGCTGCGTCGAAGGAGTTTGTAGGGTAGATTAAGGCATGGCCGATTCAGGTATGCCGAAGTTATTGTGTGCGTTTAACAAAGCGCGTATGTACGAGGCAGAAGATGGTGTGGTGTTATTCTGGAGCAAGCGGCCAGTCGCCCTGTTCCCTAGTCTAGACTCCGCTATTAGGTATGTTTACCTAGAATTCATCGGATCTGGCAAGAGCAAGTACCCTTGGTTGGGGTAGTGGTGGAGATGGTGGGGATAGTATTTAGGCATCTCCACCACCTTAAGTAGTTGAAGGTCAGGGAGTTAACCCAAAGTGGTGGAGATGGTGGGGATGTTTTTGACAAAGTTCCGTGGGCCGCGGACATAGGGTTAAAAAGTGGTGGTTTTGGGGGATCCCCTTATCTCTCTATACTTTTAGAGAAAAACATCTCCACCATCTCCACCCCCATCTATAACTCGTTGAAACCGAAAAAATTAGCCGTGGTGTGGATGTATTAAATACATCTACACCACATCTCCACCATCCCCACCACTCAACGCTTGCCTCTAGTTGGTGTTTCCCCCTGAGACTCAGCTTGTTGTGTCTCTAAAGTGTTTTAATTGCATCCTCCGCTTCAGTCGATCCATCTCCTGCTCAACGCGCGGTTCGTTTTCGAGGGCTTTTAGGTTTTGGAGGTTTAGGTCGTGTTCACGTTGGGCTCGCTCTTTTTCGGCCTCTTCTGTGTATATTTCACGCCCCACGGTAGTTCCGAGTAGGAGACTTAGATCCCTAGGCCCTCCCAAAGGTCTGGAAGGGGCTGCGCCGTGCTTCGGCCTTAATGGGTTTCCTCTAGCCCCCATTTGACCTAGTCGGTATTTAGCTTCGTGTTGTTTAGTCCACCATTGATGGGGGAATAGTTTACCCTCGTCGAGATCTCCTAACCCTGCAGGTTTTGTTCCCCCACCAGTTCTCCCTACAGGAATGCCCGGAGGAGGGCCCATTAGATGTTCTGATCCGGGTCCTGCACGCGACGCCCGATCCTCCCACTTCTGGGACCAAGATTTTTGATTCTTTTTATACCCGGAAGGGCTGAGTTTAAATTTGTTTGATTGTTCGCCAAGTCCCATGAGTAAATTTAGCACACAATTACTCTATTGGTAGGGTCTTAGGGTGTGTAGGGGTATTAAATACGTATAGGGTATAAATCCCGGAAAATTTTACATACCATCATTCCCTGTCACGCGCGTCGCGCGGGGACACCCCCCTCCCCCCGTGGTGGTGTTCCGGTTTTCTAGGTTTGCACTATATTGACGCTAGTAGCGTCCTATATATAATGAAAAGCGAAAAAGCACAAAACGTAGTAAATGATATTGAAAGCAATATCAATATCGTAGCAGAGAAAACTGAAACCAAGGACATGATTGCCCCAGTCAAGGGTATACAGGCCAAAGGCATTGCCCGGAAGAAGGGTAAGCATGGAGACGGTTTCAAGTTCATTGGATTCAAGGCTTGCCGTGATGCGGGCTTTAAGGCCAGTGATATTGCCCCAGTTAGCGCCTTGTTCAAGGCGCTTGAGTCGGCACAGGAAGTCGTTACCCAGCTGGATAAGACTGCTACCAAGTAAAGCAAACTGAAACGCCACTATGGCAAGGGGTGAACCGGAAACGGTTCACCCCTTTTTGTTGTCAAGATTCCCGTTGATACGTCAGCGCTTGACCAGTGGAATGCGGAAAGCATTACCGGGCGATTGCCCCCACTAGCGCAATCATCCCAGCCGGATAAGTCTAACCGGGATTGATTAGCGAAACCTTGAGAACTTACAGAACCTGAGTTTTGAACTGCCATTCGGCCTGTATAGGGGAACCCTATCACGCGAGCCGGGTTGGGCATGGATTACGCGCGATACAACACTGCATGACCTTGGAAGCGGAGGTATTGGGGCGGAGCTGTAGGGAAACCTCGGCTTTGAGTGTTGGCTAGGACTTTTCGACCCTAACAAACACCAAACGTTGCAATTAACTCTACAACCTCATAGGCGTTGCTATGGAGGTATTGTTGATCCATCTACCTGCCCCGGAGAACTCTACGGAGAGCCATTGCGTGCTCACAGTTCAAACTCACAATCAAGGGATTGGACATCCTCCATAACCCACCTTTCGCACGTCACTATCACGTGCGACTGAGCACACTAAGCAAAGCCTAGAGGCGTAGCATCCCGCGAAGCCTTGCAAGGGAGTGCCATTGTGGAAGAAGCATTGGACTTAGGATTTAAGTTCTTTGGGCGTTGGAATACGCTCTGGGTAGGGAACCGTGTGTCTCCTTAGTCCTACTATGCTTGTCTAGGCGTGAATACTCTACGCCTCCTGGCCCTTAGACGGGGTTACAGTCGCTAGGCGACTCAGGAAAAGTGGCGTCATCTCTGGGGAGAGATGATTCAGCTAGTATACGGATCAATTAGCCTTTAGGCGGGAAAGACCCGCTTGGCGTTGATGAACGGAAGTTTGGTTTGCTTCCATGGTCGGCACGAACATAACCTTAACCTGCACGATAGTAGTGCAGTTGACATCATCCAAGGTGGATGATGTGTGATCCTAACCACCCGCACCCAATACTCAACACCCGGAACCCAACACCCAACGTTGGGGATCCCTGCATCTACAGGGCACTGAGGGGCATTACCGAAGGACGAAACGACTGGTAATGACGATCTACGGGTAAAGAAGAGTTGAGTTCTGCTTAGACTACCGTCAATACAAGCAGAGGTGACGGCCGCGATTGGGTGCGGTCTAGGATACACAAACCTTACACCGCAACGGACTCCAGAACAGGAGCGTTGCATAACCGATTTAGCAACATCGCTAATCCAATTTCAAACCCCCATACCATTCTAACCTTAACCATGAACCATTATGTCTAAACGTAATAAGAAGAGGCGGACTCTTAGCCCACACCTCTTGTCTCTATCTCCCGAAGCACGGCAGAAACTAGCTGTCGCACGCTTTGAGGCGAAGAAGCGCAAGGAGGGCGAGGTCAAGGACCGCCGGGATGTACAGCCGAGCGGCTGGACTGGTTATAATGCCAGCAAGGGATTGTCTATGACCAATGTCGGCATTGTTTACCAGACCAAGTCCAAGCTCAGCCATGCAGCCCTGAAGCGTATCGGATACGATACCGTTCATTACCGAGGCCCCAACCACGAGTAGTGACATCACGGGGGCCCACTATCACGCAAGCGATGTGGGCCTCCTCAATGTCCTTACACTTGGACAAACCCCCGCTGGGAGGCCATCCCGGCAACTATACCAAAACATAATAAACCTATGACAATAGATGAATGTAAAGATGAACTGAACCAGCAGCTCGTAGAGTGCCGGGGAGAGCTTCGTGAGAACGAATGTCACCTCCGGCACTTACGGAATTGTCCCACTGACGGGTCTACAGACCTTGACGCGTTAGCGCAAGAGATTGTAGAAACTCAGTGGATGGTGGACGGCGCGAATAAGAGGATCCCAGCCATAAGGGAACTCCTCGGAGACATTGCCGAACTCCAGCGCATGGCAAGCCCCCATATTTACACGAATACCAGTAAATATGAGTTTGAAGACATGCACAACAGAGTCCTGACAAAGCTTGAGGAATCGGGCTTTCTGACTACAAATGACGAGTACGAGGAGGAGGATACGTGCTGTAACTAACCCAACATCCAACACCCAACACCCAACATAATGGGTCCAGTCTGCCTATGGGGGAGAGATTCTCCGTAGGCAGGATGGGCTTATTAAACTAAATAAAATACCCGCCGGGAACCGAGCCCCCCGGCAAAAACCATAGATACCTATGAGAACAAAAACCCAACAGAACCAGCACGCTGTGCGCGTTGGTGAAAAGAAGGCTGCTAGGCGCATCGTCGCCAAGCGGAAGGTGCAGGAAAACAGGGACAAGGACAAGGCTGAGAAGCTCCGGGCTATCCGGGAGCGTAAGGCACTGGCCAAGGAGCAGGCCAACTACAGGGCTGAGATGATGCGTAGGCGTCACCAGCTGGCTACAAACATGGGCAAGGAGCCTGTGAAGCTTGCGAAGGTCACCGACGTGACCAGCACGGAAGAAAAGAAGGCTGAGTCCTTCCTCCGCCGTATCCTCCCCTTCACCCGGAAGAAGAGCTGAGGTGTCCTAGGGTAACGCCCCCCACCCTTGAGAGGGGGCAATCTATACCAATAGCTATGGCTAAACACAAAAACACCCGTCGTGCCTGTGACCCAGACACAATGCGGGCATCTAACGAGATACTTGGGGGTAACTACTCCCAAGAAGACATTGACCGTGCTGAAGAACAGGCACGCGTCAATTCATTCAACAACCGGAAGAGCCGCCAAGGTGGCTCCTTCGGTTGTATGTCGGCGGCGTTTGATAACGTCGGTAACTCTAACGGAACCAACAAGTAAGACAAATGCCTAACTTCGAAACTAGAACGGAATGGCCCTCCAGCACTCCCTCAATGGAAGTGCTTCCTTCAGGAGACGCCATGGTAGAAGTGGATGGTTGTGTGTTCGTCCTCCCCAAGGGAGAGGTGGACACCATGGAAAAGCCTGTTGATGTATGTGCCCTGCGCGAGCAGCTCATAGATCGCATCGGCTTCTCCCCCTCCCTCCACATGTATGGGTGTGAGTAATCACCTGTAACCTCACGGGACCGCCCCCTGCCCTGAAAAGGGGGCCCCAGTCTGCCAGCGGGGAGCCTTCGGGCTTCTCGTTGGCAGGAGGGGTCAAGAGACCCAACCAAACCAAACAGACTTGGCTGGTCTTAAAAGAGCCAATTACATACCTATGGCTAAAAAAGCCCTAAACAACAGCGAAACTCGCAGGCAGCTCTATAAGGAGCTGCACGCGACTGTTCTCGACATTGTGGTTACCAAGCTGCAAGTGGCCGAGAAATCCTACGTGCACCCTGCGCATCCGCGCGTGTGGTTCCACCCATATCACTCCATTGAGCGCCTCTACGAGGACTTCTCTGAGGCAAAGATGGGGAGGCCTGAGAGCCCTTACTCCAAGAGTAACTGGGCGTCGATGGACTGTGGGGCTCCTTACACAAAGGTTCTCTTTGAATCTTTGATCAACAAGGAGAAGCTGCCTGCGCTCAAGCAGGCTGAGGAAGAGGCACACGCCTTGCACCTAATGGTAGACGAGGCCTTCAGTGGTCTTAACTACTACAACGTATACGCCTCGCGTAATTCCACAATGAAGCACCCATTCGGGGACTACCAGAGTGGAACACTCGCTACGGTGATATTCCAACAGTACACACACGCCCGTAGGCTTATTGCCGAGGGACATGGAGAGGCCGCGTTTAGCAGTTTCATTGATAATCTTGAGCCTTTGATCGAAAAGATCATCAGGCCCATTGAGGATCATATGGAAATCCTGCGAAACAAGTACCTGAATGGCGAGCGTCGCTTAGCTAAAAGCTGTTGCTAAACAACCACGGGGTCGCCCCCTCCCCTGAACAGGGGGCACTTAATTAAACCTAATAAACCAAAAATACATATGGCTACATTAACCATAAACACCAACGACGGGTGCTTTACCCGTATCAAGAAAGCCACCTCCACCGAGGAGCTGGCTAAAATCGTAGAGGAAGCATCTCAGTTTACTGAGGCTTCCCCCGGACACATGGAGAAGGTCCTCAGGCTCGTTGCTAAGTATAGCAAAGAGATGAAGGAGTCCTCTCCAAAGAAAGATAAGCTCTCCCTTTCCAAGAAGGAGAGGAAGGCTGCGGTGAAGGCAAAGCGTTCCCAACGCAAGTAACCCAACACCCAACACCCAACACTAAGGGAATGCCCTCCCCCTATCAACAAGCGAGGGCACAACATACCTAAGTTATGAAAGAACCAATAGAGCATACATACTGGGGGTTTGAGCCTCAGTATATACGTGAGTCTGAATATCCTGACAACCTTACTGTGTGGTTTAACACCCTACAGGAAGCGCAGGAATATCGTGGGAAGCACAACATCCTTGCTAAGATGGCCAAGGATGACCTCAAGGAGTTGGGGCTACCCGTGAATGACTACCTGTTGCGGCGGGAATTTCCTGACCGCCACTCCAACTACATGGAGTTAGTCAATGAGTGGGATAATGCCACTCTCAACATTGCCAAGAAGTTGAGCATAGTTGCACCAGACTTCGACAAGGTTGCAAGCTACGCGGCTTGTTACATCCCACAACACGTAGGCTCAGAGTTTCGCTCTAGGCACGTTAGCTTCACAGTTGACGACATAAGAGAGTTACTCTAACCCAAAACCCAACGCCCAACAGCAGGGCACTCAACACTGGGTGCCCTGCTTGGGCTTAGAAAGTAAATACCTATGTTAGACAACCAAAACGGGTGGCTCATATCCTTCGCAGGGTATGAGAAGCCCGAATCCAATGACTCAGGAAAGAACTTCCTTGAGCAGTCGGCTGACCGTAAGATGGAATTCATGGATAATAATGACATGAAGGGCATCATATGGTTCGGAGAGGACTATAAAACATGGGGCTGGGCATTCCGCGATGACGGAGTCGAGATAAAAGACGACGTCCTTGCTGAGTTTGCTTCAGCCTTCCAAACAGAGTTCCCTCAATTTGTGGGCGCTATCACTAAACTGTACACCAACGAAGCAAGTCTTTTAGATGAGTTTGAGAAACGCATAGATGCCCAGCAAACAGCGGGCGTTCAGGGGTTTCTAATCATGCCTAAAGACGACTAACCAAACCAAACAGACTTGGCTGGTCTTAAAAGAGCCAATTATACCTATGAACATACCGATAGAACAAATAATAGCACTCCGTGAGAATATAGAACAGGGAGCTAAAGGGATTAACTCTTTAGTGAACCTTCTTATAATCATGGAAGAAGATGAGCTGACTGAACAGTGCGGCGTTAACACGTCCAGCACGTTCAATACTCCTCCTAAGGAGGCCCCTCCTGCACCGGGGAAGACTCAGACTCCAGACCTTCAGGTCGTTCTTAACGACCCTGAGATATGGAAGTGTAAGGATCTCTATGGTTTGGATGGCTCCCGAACGGATGACTTTGCCGATCCTACAGCGGAGTTATCCCCCGCCGAGTTTGCCGACCTCGCGGATCAGCTAGAAGAGGATGAGGAGCCTAGGGAGCCTAATCCTGTGGAGGTGCTCATTGATGCAGTTCTGCGGGTCCAAGCAGTTGGACTAGTAGACATGGCAAGGGAGGCTCAAGCATTCCTTGATGCCGACACAAGCTTACGTGAGCTTGCTCAGTATGCCATTGAGGATGCGGCACGGGAGCTTGAAGGGAAAACAGCGGTGAAAACCGTTTTGTGGCAACTCGACAAACGTCTCCAAGAGGTACTTAACCTCCACGGGGAAGAAAACAAAACAGACTAGACAGGTCTTATTAAATACTGTCACATATACATATGAGCAAAGAACTCAACGAAACCGAAGCATCCCTCCGTTTAACGGAGAACATGGTCTTTGAACATGACCGCTTCCTTCGAATACTGAAGGACTACATTAAGTGGGGGATGGAAGAGGGCGTCTTAGACAGGCGCATCAACGCGTATCGGGAACACTACCTAGCTGGCCTGCAAAAGCTGGCAAGAGGTGTCCCCTATGAAGAAGTCCTTAACCCCGAGTTTGGGGACGGGCTCTTCTGTCACGTAGATATGCCCCCACTTCGCACCCTGCCTCCCGCTATATGGGAGCTAATGGCGAAGGCTATGGGGACATGGTGCTCCACAATGATCCAATGGGAGTATGGCAAGGGTCCTGACAAGGACTTGCTGGAGTTCCTTGGAGGTGCTGTGGAGGATGCCGCCACCAGTGCGGTAGAAACCCTAGAACTAGTGGAGGACTAACCTATGAGTAACCCATTAGAATACCAAATAGAACCAGACCTAGAGGATTGTCCTTGGGAAGATGTTAGGCATCGTATGTATGCCCAACGCACGGACTACCTGAGGCGGGACCGAAAGGAGTTGCAGGATCAGCTATCCGATTACTTCGGACACTGTCCCCCAAACCTTAAAGCCTCAGAGCTTAAGAGGATCCTCAGGCTCTACGGCGTCAAGGAAGAGACGCCTGTATGGGACTGCGTAAAAGCTGCCCTATACTACCTAGTCGTTATTGGCGGTATGGTCCTCCTCTTCGGAGGCCTCTGCTATGTGATGCACGGAATCTCCATGTATCCCGGCTGGTGATACCTCAGGCTGGGGGTATTCGTCTACGACGGCTCCCCCACCTAGTACACCGACATTGATGACTGCGTCGGGCGTATCGGAATCCATTTCGAGCGCCCGACGCGCCATCTTGTCGGCAATGTCGGCATCCCTCCACGTCTTAATTGGAGGTAATTTGTGTTTGTTAAACTTTTTCTCCGTAATACGGGCTATCGTTTTACGGTGCTCAGCTTGGCGCTCGGCCAGCGTTTCTACAACGGCATCAAGCTGGTTAATCTGGCCATTAGCTTGGGTGGGGGTTAACTCCCCCGTAAGCTCAGCTACTTTTACCGCATTTACCCTCTCCGCCAACTTCTGTTTAATGTTGCGCGGAGTAGTCCAGCCTTCGCGTGAAGCGCGAGACCTTAAGGTACCGGGTTTTAGTCCTGGGTATCTCTCACAAATCACGCCACAAGGCTCACCGAGCATGTAAGCGTTCTTTATGTCTTCCCATGGGACATCATCTTTTGGGGGACGACCACGTTTTGCCATGCTTTTTAATATAATTTTCTTCTCCCAACTTGCAAGGGAGTAGAATACCGGTAGTATAAAATACTACCTTTCTAAACCAAACTGACGAGACAGGTCATTAAACACCGTCATAATACCCATGAGTAATACTACTCTTGACCAAGACCAACAGCCTGCACTGGAAGAGAATCCGGTGTGCCTGTCGGAGTTCGCAATCAGCTATCGCATGAGCGTTGCTGTTAGGAACCCGACGGGAAAGGTTAAAGCTGCCCAACGTGCCGTAGCCGAAAAGTTCGGATGCGACATGGATAAGACCACAGGCGGGACTTATCTACTGGAGCAGAGTTACCTTAAGCCGCTACTGGACATAGAAAAAGAAATCCGAACGTTCTTCGCCAAGAATACATCCAATCTGGATAAGAAGACGTTGATCAGTTCGGGAAACTACTTCCGTGTTCAGGAGTTTGTTGCGCAGGCGGTTCCCCAGTTTGACAACCTCAAGTCTGAGTTCTTGTCCAAATGGGAATCTGAGATCCGCCCGGAATCCGAAAAGGCGTTACGCAATCAGCGTAACTCGCAGGGAGTGTGTTTGTTTGACCAGCTTACGTCTAGTCAACTCAAGTGGTTCTCCCGGTCTGCGGAAGACATGTCTCCTTTCTATGTCTTTGACTTTAAGGAGGACAGCTTGCCTTCGGGCAATCTTCGGGGTGTCTCCACGGACATCATCAAAGGTATCCGTGAGCGCATCAAACAGGACGAAGCCCACATCATGTCTGCTGCCAACCAGCAGCTTGAGGAGCGCATCGTCGATGCCCTGACAAAGCTCAGGGACAAGATGAAGACGTACGAGGAGGGTTCAGGCAATAGAATGCATGACTCAATCCTCGGCAACGTTATGGATCTTGCAGAAAGAGTCCCCGATATGATCATCGGAGAGAGCGACAGGCTTGTCGAACTCTGCGCTGAAATTAGGACTCTGGGCCACTGGGACGTGGACATCCTCAAAGGAAACGAGGAGGCCCGCGTTGAAGTAAAGTCGAATGCTGAAGAAATCCTCAGCAAACTTCACTTCTAATATGGCAACTAAGCTAACCAAGCCAATAGTCAGGGAAACCGAGATTAGTGGGGAAGACTATATAGTAACCCTCACTATGACCGATGTAGCTGGAGGGGACGGTATCCTCTACGGTGACCCCCTTGTTACCCTTCGAAAGAAGGGTAGCAGGGGGACTCCCCTCGGGTTCCCCCTTAAGGACCTCCTAGAGGAGTCTCCTAAGGAAGAAGCCCCGGCTCACTATCACGACATGATCTCCTATACGGACATCATGTCTAAACTAGGCGGACTTCGGTCGAAGGAAGCCGAACCTCTCAAGGAGATCGTACGCGATATCTTTGAGGTCAACGTCCTCGCATCTGACTTATCAGATGAGGAAGTTGAGAAGAAGGGCGTAGCCCTTCCTGAATAAACCCCCCAAAAACCAAACCAAAACAAAACGTTGGCGAACGTAAACCGCAATCATACCTATGAAACTAGAAAAACTAATAGACACCGCGTGTAAAGATCCAGATGGACGGGCCTCAACAGCCCGTTTCCGTTTGGCTGGTAGAACCTTATGGTTCAAGGACAACGATAAGCTGTTCCATCCTATTATTTCTCACTGCAACAACTTCGTTGTGGACTGGGGAAATCCATACAATGGAAATGGGATGTCTCGGCATATGCCCTCTCGCACATTCAATGATTGTGAACGTATTCACAACAATGTGATGTGGAGATGGGTAAAGGAGCTGGGAGGCGTCGAATTCGACGAAAACGGCCATAAGTTGTCGGCCCATGAGTCTGATACCCATTGCTGCCCTTTCCCGGCAGTAAGGGTGATGATGAAGTTCAACCAGAAGCGTAAGATCGCTGTGGAAAAGCCTACAGCACTCGCGACTAAGTGCCTTGTGCGGGGTAAGCACCCCGAAAACGGTACAACCCGTTTAGACTGGTGTTTACACACGTCCCGTTCCAACACAGACTGGGCACGGAGCATGCACAAGCATGTGAAGGCGGAAGACTGCGGAATCCCCGACGTCTACAAGAACGGCTTCATTGAGCCATTTGAGAGGGTAATAACCTCTCTGGCTTATGGGGCTGTCCAGCGAGAGCAGGTATTGGGGTCCATGACTATGGCCTTAGGTCAGCTTAAGCAGGCCTTTGACACAAGCGCACACAACATGGTTGAAGAGATCCAAAAACAGGCAGAAGGGTATTTTGCCCCTACCTCCTTAGAGGAGGCGGGACATGCCTATACGCCACTGGAGGATCTCCTCGCATACATGGCGGACTTCAACATGAAGTCCCATCAGCTGGAGGTAGCCTCTAATGTGTTCCAAAACTTGGCGGCTGCTCCAGATAGTATCTGCGCGTCTGTGACGACCCCGGCCGATGAAGCTTGGAATGTCCGGTATAAGGACACTATAGGGGACATTGAGGACGTCGGACAAAAGAGCGACTGGGTTGATGTAGGCGACTCCATTAGACGCAGGGGTATTGCTGTACACAACACTTGGAGCTACCACCACTCAAACAGCACCTTTGCGGTGAACAGTGAGCTGTCTGACGAACATAAGGAGATTCTGCTGAAGTGGGAGTCACCTGAGTCAGACTGGCTGGTTGGACATAACATGAAGGCTGAGTTCAACTACGTGCCCTTTAAGTTTGTAGACCACAACATTAGGTCTTTCAGCTTTTATTGGGCCCGCAGGAACAAGGAGCATTATGAGAATGTCCTCGGTCAAATTGGCTGCAACTTACCTAAGCTCTTCGGGCAATACCCCGATGAGTGGAAGTACGAGCAGATGGCTGCCTCCCTCTATATGAGGGATCAAGCCTAACCAAATCACGGGGGGTCGCTAGACCCCCTTTAAAACCCAAATCCCCCTAAACCAGAGTAAAATCCCCCGAACCAAACCAAACCAAACCAAAACGTTGGCGAACGTAAACCGCAATCATACCTATGAGTACCAAAAACGACAACAAAGAGAACGAGATTATCACAATTACTCCCGGAGACATCTCCGCGATAATTGAGTCTCACGACAACCGCCTTCGGTGGTCACTTGAAAACAAAGGGCATCGCCGTGGTCTTACGACCCCGCTTTTCCTCTCACCTCCGGGTGTAGGAAAGTCGGAGATTGCGTTGCTTGTGTCAGGCAAGCTTGGCAGGAAGTACTTTGACGTACGTGCAGGCAGTTATCTGCCCTCGGATGTCAGAATCCCTGCCATTGACCGCGAAGTTGGTTCTTCTCGCTACTACGGTAACGATGAGTTCCCGTTCAAGGCCCTCCCGGGCATTAATGAAGATGATGCCATCTGCATTAACTGGGAGGAACTGTTGGATGCAAGCTTGCCCATGTTCAAGATGTGCAAGCAGGCTATGAACGACAATAGCATCGGTAGCCTCCACTTTCCGGAGAATACCCTGCACATTGCCGTGGCCAACGGCCTTGACGACGGTTGCATGTCTGAGCGTATGCCTCTGTCGAATGCCAACAGAATGGCGTTCTACAGGGTTCAGCCAGACATGGAGACGTTCCAGAACTGGCTCGCTGAAGTGGGGCTGTATCCGGAATTGTTTGCCTTCATGAGGTCAAACAATGACGTGCCCTTCGATATTGAGCCCAGCAAGTGGGATGGTAAGTCCAACTACGCCAGCTTCAGATCGCTGGAGGAGTTTGGAAAGCTGATCAACACCGACCTTGTAAAGGTCGATGGAGATCGTCGCACTCTCAAGCCCGTGGAGTCTGACCGCCTGTTCAAGGCCAAGGTCAACGCCATCTTGGGCTACAAGGCTACAGGGAAGGCTCTTGAGTTTCTCAAGATCTTCGAAGCTATTGGATCCATCGAAGACCTTTTGAAGGATCCAAAAGGTTGTAAGCTCCCGAAGGAAGTGACCAAGATCTGGGTCATTGCCTGCAAGTTAGCGGGAGAGGCCACCAAGTCCAACTTGGAAGCCGTTATGACCGTAGCGGAACGCCTGACTGGTAGGGGCGGATTCTTGGGAACATTCGTTGCCAAGTCCATCTGCAACCAGAAGCCTAAACTAAAGAGCGAGCCCCGCATGGTAAAGTGGATGGCTGCTAACGCCATGGACATCATTGGCCGTGGCTAAGTCAGACGAAGCCTTACTAGAGGCGCTCTTAGTTCCCCCCGGGGACCCTGAAAAGGTCCCCGGGAGGGAATTCTTCGTGTCCGTTAACTTCTCCATCTGGTCACTCTCCCGATGGGAGCTGGAGGCTGGAATTTACCTCGGACACGTTCGCCGCTCCACACTTGACCATCCTCGTGATGTCCAACGCTGGCTATACACCCGCGTACTTGTGGAAGTAGCAAAACACAATCCCGCGCTGCTTGTCATTGCAGCCGAGATGCATAAACGAATGACAACCTAAAACAAACCGTTGGCGGATCGTAAACCGCCAAAACTACCAAATGAATAACACTACGTTATACCAAACCAACAAGAGAATCGTCTCTACTCAAGAAGAGTTAGATGCCGATATCAACCGCCTCTCTAAGCACATTGCCACGTGTAATGTGCTTAGTACATTCCTACCAGGCTGTATATGTGTGCGATATATCCTTGATCTCAAGGGGAAACACGCAGGCGATACAGCTTGTACGGATGGGTACTCAGTATGGGTGAACCCAGACTTCTGGAATATTAATAACGATCACCAAAAGATCGGGCTAATGTTCCATGAAATGTTCCACTGCCTATGGCTGCATTTCTGGAGATTCAAAGGCGCAGACCATATGGTCGCTAACATTGCTACGGACATTCGTATCAATGCCTTTATCTCTAAGTTGTCTGCATCCTCCGCGTTCATTCAGCTGCCCGCTAACCCTCCCGGGGCGGAAATAATCACCTCTAATAAGTTCGGCAACGACTCAGAAGAGGTGATCTATAATAAGCTGATGACGGAGCAAGACGACGAGGAAAAAGACGGGAACCAATCCGGAGATGGATCCAAGGACGGGAAGGGCTCTAAGCCCGGTACCGGAAAGGGCTCCTTAGCAAAGTGGAGTAAGTTCAAGTCTCCGGGCGGATTTACCGCACCCCCAGCCGTTCCCCCTAAAGACGGGGACGAAGATGAGGATGAAAGTAAGTCCAAGTCCCGTACTCCTGCAGAAGCCTTAAAGGAGCTGCGGGATAAATGGGAAGGAACCCAGCAGTCTATTGCCCAAGTGGCTAGACTGAAGGGGGATTTTCCCGGTAACCTCGTGGAGGAACTTGAGCGTACCCGCGCAGGGGTGGACTGGAAGTCTATCCTGCAAAGGTTCATCCTCAATACTTCAGCTACGGACATCTCCGAGGACGCATTTGACCGACGCTTCGTAGGCGACGACATGTTTATTGAGGCCATCGAAACCCCGGTGGTCCTAGACATCGTCTTCTCTAAAGATACGTCAGGATCGATGTACACAGATTGGCTGTCGCAGTCCTGCTCTGAAATTCAGGCAGCGATGGAGACGGTCAAGATACAGCGCCTCTGGGTGCTCGACATAGACACCGATCTTAGTGGGCTCATACAAGAGTATGGACCCAATGATAAGATCGACTTCTCTGCACATGGTCGTGGAGGCACCGACTTCCGCCCACCTTTTGAGTGGGCTAAAGGCGGAGCAGGTGACCCACCTTGCCCTACCACACCTAAGGCAATGGTCTACTTCACTGATGGTTACGGTCCTTTCCCTGAAGAGGCCCCGCCATATCCAGTGCTGTGGATGACCTTCGGGCTCGACCCCGAAGAATACCCCCAATGGCCTAACAGCCAAGTAATCGACATGCGTGAGCTTGTCATATAAAAACAAAACCAAGTCCCCCCTCTTCGGAGGGGGGCACCTTTATACAAATGACAACAAAACTAACGTTTAGTAAATCGAAATCCCTTGCACCCTCAAACTACCGACTCACTCGGGCTACGCCTGTTAAGAGAGACAAGTTCCTGAAGGTGCGGGAACCCGGTGGGGACTACATCATGAAAGGAGTAGGAGACTATTTCTCTACTGTGCAGTTCGACGACATCGCGTCTAAGACCCACAACGAAGTCACTGTAAATATACAGTAAAACAAAACACCAAAATAGAAAGACTAATAAACCATGATTGAATACGAAGTAACATACACATCCAACGAGATCCCTAGCCTTAGCTTCATAGTTGAAGCGGACAGCGAATCCGAAGCAGAGAGCAAAGCTGGGGAGGAGCTGTCCCGATCCTATCGGGCTAAGGAGTTCGAGCTAATCAAGATTATTTGCATGGCCGAAGACCCTGAAGATAATCAGCATCATCAGATGAGGCTAGAGCTTGCCGAGAGGGAGCGTGAGAACCTAAATGAAGGAGAAATCCTCGACATATTAATGGACGGTTGCGATGGCTATAATCAAACGGATGATGCCGAAATCCGCAAAATGTGGACAGCCTTGTTTGGATAAAACAAAAACCAAGTCCCCCCTCTTCGGAGGGGGGCACTTTAAACAAATGAATAAACCAATAAATAACCACCCAATGCAAATCCGTGAGGACTTGCAGAAAGAAGAGATGCCCCCAGTGTGGGACACAAGGACTGGAGAATGCTTTTATATAAAGCATACCCCGACTCTTGATGTCGAGTACATATGGAGCCCCGACGATGGAGGGGAGCTGAATGACGAAGGTGCCAACATGATCCTGAAGATACGTTGCGGCACTGGGGTTCATTCAGTGGAGGGTAATTACAACCATCCCAAGAACTTGGAGGAAGACCTCCTCGTCCTCGCCGTCTCCATCGACTGGGAAGATAAGGAACACAAAACCTGTGTTCCCGAAGTTCCCACACCCAACGGTTGGGAGTGTGAAATGCTTCACGCGAAAGCCCACCCTAAACCCAAGAACATTGTCCGTGTCTGGGATGTCTTGTTCTATCTTGAAGATGAGAATGGGCTGATGGCAAGGGACTACAAAGGAAGAGTACAAATATTCGACGCCCCCGATATGGACGTGTCCGATATCGGATACGGCGTCGATGTGAAAGATCTACGGAAACATTCCGTAGACGAATAACCAAGAAAGGAAACATATGAAATACCAAGTTGGAATCAAGATATACAACTGCTTCAGCGTTGAAGCAGACTCAAAACAGGAGGCAGAAGATAAAGTCAGAGAACTCAGTGCCCATGAAACACTGGACGATGCTGACTACAACATTGCCTATGTGGACGGAGAAGAATAGAAAGGAAACAAAATGAAAGAAGAAAAACTAACAGCAGAAGAAGTCTTGCATTGGCATGGCTCCGACCATGACATTGAGGAGCTGGCGCAAGTAGTGGCCGACTTGGTCAATGGTGATTATCCTCTCGCCTTAGCCAAGGAAGAAATGAGAGATGAGGATGGAGAATAATAGAAAGGAAACATACCTATGAGAACCAAAACAGGGGTTACACGCCCCATTCAAATGGAGTTCGCCCGCATGATGCGGGAGGACTCCAAGATAACAGATGCTTGCGAGTATCTTCACGAGCACTTCCACTGGCGCGACCCTAGGAAGCGCGGAACGTGGGGGTATTTCGCACATCGCATGGACCGAGTGCTGGTACACAAGATACCGCAGTTTACCATCTTTGCGGAGGGTAATATGAAGCTGCCATTCAAGGCGTACAGCAATCTGCCCATTGTCACCTGCCCCGGCGCGGGGGAATGTAAGGATTACTGTTACAGCCTGAAGGCTTGGCGGTACCCAGCTGCATTCTTCCGACAGTGCCAGAATCTATGGCTGTTGCGCCACGTGCCCTCAGTCATTAGGGACGCCTTTATGGAGTTTGAAAAAGGGATCACCTTCCGACTCTATGTGGATGGAGACTTCCACAATATGGACGTCCTAAAGTTCTGGTTTGACCTGCTAGAGGAACGCCCAGACATACAATGCTACGGCTATAGTAAGTCTTGGGAGTTGTTCTTGCTCTGGGATGCCTTGGGGAGAGACTTCCCAGATAACTACAAACTAAACCTGAGCAACGGATCTATATACAGCAAAGAAATGCGCGAGAAGGTAGAGAAGTTGTCATGCACGCGAGGAAACTTCGTGGTCGTTGATATCCCCAAGGAAGTAGACGCTCCTATTGGGGCTCGCACCAATGACTACCGAAGGGCCGTAAGGGAAGCTGCCAAAGAGGCAGGGTACGGTAAGGTCTTTGTGTGCCCCGGTCAGTGTGGGACATGCACCCCTAAAGGGCATGCCTGTGGCCTTGACTCATTCTCTGAAGTCAATATCGCCATAGGAACTCACTAAACCCAAAACCCAAAACCCAAAACCCAAAACCCAACGGAGTTGACTCAATACTCCTATAGGGTTAGAAACGAATATGAATACTGAACTGTTATTACTGGTCCTTAAGTACCACGCAGGTCAACTGCGTAAGGGAAACCGTGAAGACGGAAGACCTGACCCACAGATAGAGCACCTATTTAGGGTGTTCACCAAGCTCCTTCAGCCTTGTGATCATTATCCCAAGTCCTTGAAGATTGTCAGACAGAACGCTACTCCCATAATGTTGGATGTAGCTCTAGCTCATGACATCCTTGAAGACACGGAAGTGACCGAAGATGAGCTGGCAGGAGTGTTGAATGTGTTCGCGCTGGACGCCGTAAAGGCGTTAACACGCAGCGAAGAGCAGAAATACTTTGATTACATCAAAGAACTTCTCAGTAATCCACTGGCTTCTTTAGTGAAGCTGGCCGATCTTGAGGATAACTACGAAACTGCAATCCCTTCCCTTAAGAGCCGATATGACAAAGCCAAGAAAATCATCCTTGATCACTGGAATAATGTCGTATTTCCGGACCCTGCAGAAGAAGACTACCCGGGGGAGGAACCCGGAGCCGAGAAGCAGGAAGAAGAAGAGAAAGCTGCCATAGTCCTTCCCGACTGATGAAAGAAAAAATAATGTTGTTCTTGTTCAGGTTCCTGCTCCGATGGGAGGGGTGGGAACCTGTCAAGGACGGCTGGAGCTACAAGGGGAAGTTAACCGTCCTCGGGGACGGGTCAGAAGTGGCTCGACTCATCATGAGGAGGTTAATCGCCTCTGATAAACTTAAACGGAACATTTACACCAAATGAAACATAATAGACTAGACGAAATACCCTCAGGTAAGCACGGCCCCGGACTGTCGAAGGGGCACGTGAACATAAAATCCTCTAAAAAAGCCTCAGAAATAGCTAACTCACTTGTGTACGCGTTTGCTAAGGCCCTTGAGGATAAGGAAATGAACCCAATTGAGCTTATGCAATGTCTGGCAGAGTTCTTTGTCACAACCGTGAAAACCATAGAGAGAGCAGACATACCCATGGAGTTCAGGGAGATTCTAATGAGGAATATAGAATTGAACTTCGATCACCGGGATGCCCTAGATAAAGGGATTGATATATCCGACCTCTTGATTATGGGGCTGGAAGACGACTCGGGCTCCCCAGAAGAGTCTGATATCTAGGGCTGGGGGGCTTTGCAGGCCCCCATAAATGTGGTAAATTTCTGTATGGCCGCTACCAACAAGAATTATAAACAAGACCACATGATGTATGACCCTAGAACTGGGGCGGGTCGTATGACTAAATCCTACGCGGACCACCTAGCCCTTAAGAATAGAGGCTGGTCACACACGCCACGGGACCCCCTAAAGGCCAAAATGGTCAACTCCTACAGGAATAAAAAGTACTAGGATGGCCAGAAACTATAAGGAAGAGTACGCCAAGTATCAGCGGTCTCCTCGACGGCGGGCTTATAGGGCTGAGTTGAACCGAAGGGCCCGTCGAGATGGTCACTATGGCAAGACACCCCCGGGGACCCATTTAATACACAAAAATGGGAAAATAGTAGGTCTTGGTAATAAACGAGAAAACTTGGCTGACGGCGCGAGGAAAGCTACTGCGAAGCGGATAAGCAAGCGCATGAAACGCTGGGCATAGATTCCATGTCCCTCCCCCCTGCCAGACACGTAAACATCTTGGCCCACAGATACACCATAAAGGTGGAGTCTACTAGGTCTGGAGTTATGTCAGATGAGGAGCTGGGGCGGTGCCACACCACAGAAAACGTAATATTCCTTAGGGACGACCTCCCCCCGGACGCCATGAAGGATGTGCTTCTCCATGAAATGATGCACGCGATCCACTTCCACATGGAATTGGTGGATGAGTCCAGCGAGGAGAGTTTCACATCCCGTACGGCTACGGGGCTCCGCACCGTTTTGGTGAACAATCCCATGCTATGTAACTGGATCTTTTCCTCCGGGCCAGATAGTGCTTGAATAACTACAAGGGAGGTTCTACATGTATTCTGGGCGTACGGCTAGGACGCCTTGCTCATAAGGTATAGAGGAATCCCCAGCCCCTTTTCAGGGCTGGGGGTTTTCTTTTCCCCTGAGCGTGCTAGATTTTCTCATGGATCGGGATGATATAGATAATTTTGCGGATTCTGTGGCCCCCGACGAGGACATAATGGTCCCAGACGGGTTCGACGAGGCTTTCTTGGGCATCAGCGTAGAGGAAGACCCTCCACGTGCCGTGTATTCCATAGAGAAGTGTGTCCACATCCTGCGCAAAGATATGTCTGCGGATGAAGCTGAGGAATACTTTTGGTATAACGTGGCGGGGACAAGCGGACCGGGGTACCCTTTGTTCATCTCAACTCCGGAGGATTAATGAGAGCGACATCTTTACTATTATACACAGTCATATGGCTCTGGGTACTGTCTGTTGTGTGTAAGGCGGAGGAACCCCCCGCACCAACACTAACGACCTTTTATGACTACAACGAGCAAGTGTTTGGGATGTGGTGGACGAGTGCTGGGTCAGAATACAATTATGTTTTGGAGGTTAACGAGTTCGATGGGTTTGGTTGGTTTACTGTAGCCACGTGGCTTGGGCCTGCGAAGAACTCTGTAATGTCTGGCTACACGTACATTCAATGGGATAACTCAGCCATCGCCCGTGTGAGAGTATACCTAGCTCCCCCCGCTCCGACACCTAGAGACAATGCGAGGTGGAAAATCTTGTCACCTGTGCAATTCTAATGCCCTCAGATCACATATCTAATACAGACTACCACGAAGAACTTAAGACTATGTCCACTAAAAATTCCATCGACCCTAAGTTCCTTATCTCCTTGGGGGTGGGGTTAGCCATTCAAGCGGCGGGTATAATCTGGTGGGCTAGTAACCTGCAAAGCTCAGTCGCACATAACAACTTTCAAATCCAAATGATGGCAAAGGACGTGGAGAAACACACAATTTTTGTCAGAGACTGGCCTGCAGGAAAATGGGGGAGCGGGAGTCTCCCAGACGACGTTAAGCAGAACCTTAAAATCTCGATGTTGGAACTAGATATGGACAAAGTGATGTCCAAGCTGTATAACGGTAGTAATAGCCCCTCACACGAATAGTGGAAATAGCTGTAGTATCTTTATCCAACCGAGCAGTCATATCGGACATTACGTGGCCCGTAATGCAGAAGTACTGCAGTAAACACGGCTATAGTTTCACGACCATAAAGGACACCTTGGACGTTACTAGGCACCCTGCGTGGAGTAAACTACTGGCCATACGAATGGCCTTGGGTCAAGAGTCGGCAGACATGGTGGTTTGGATTGATGATGATCAGTACATAACTAACCCATCCATGACTCTAGACTCGTTAGTGGAAACCACTCCATTTGATCGAATCTTAATGACAGAAGACTCGGGGCCTTGGAGCGCGTTTAACTCAGGAATAATATTCTGTAAGAACACAGATGAGGTAAGAGACCACTTCGACTACATATACGATCTGGCTGAAAAATACCCCGAATTGGAGAAGTTCCACCAAGAGCCCATGTGGGAGCAAAGTGGTATGGACTTTTTTCACAGAAACATAAACGACAAATTCTACAGGATTGTGCCCATGTACCCTATACAAGGGTTTGTTGGTCGCTTTCCAGCAGACCAAGGGAAGGAAGGACTCTGGTTCCCCGGAGTGTTTACCGCCCATGTGCCGGGACGAGATATGTCCCTGCGGTTAATCCAACTCAAAAGTCTTGCTGGGATAAACAACTGGGAGTGACTTCCCTAAACCATTACGGCATCCGTAAAATAAAAATTATCCGGTAGCACATCACCGGAACTAGGCCGCACCCCGCGGGGTGGTTAGGATCACACATCAATTGAGGCTCCGTCCTCAGGCCGTACAAAGTTGAGATACATCAACATCAACACTACTACAGTGTATACAATGGGGCTCTGGAAGGCCAGACTTATGGTCAAGAGAACCGTGGCGAATCTAAAGCTAGCCATTAGTCGATGTCCAGCAGCTCTACGTTGGGGACTTTAGACATAGCGTCGAGCAGGGACTCTACCCGGCCCGGGTTGTTGAGTTTAAGCCCTTCTCGATACGTAATCTCAAAGTCACGACGAGATGGTGATGGCCTCTCCATAACACCGGAAGCTATCTGTCTCTGGATCGACCTAGGTAGGCTCGACGACTGAAGTATGGCTGCGTTTTCTCCGGGGCGGGTTAAGCCCCCTGCCGCCAAGTAATCCAGACGAGCACTTATAAGAGACTGCTTTACGCTGTCATAATAGTTTTCGTAGGCGTTGCGGGCTTGTTGCTTTGTAACGGTAGACCCACTTCGGATGGCCCTTCTCAAGTTCTGTCCAGCTTGGAAAAGCTGTTGGCCTCGGAACTTCAGTTTCCGCTCATATTTATCTGGTATGTTTGTTGTAATAACCTTTTGCCCTAATAATCCACCCATTACGGACTGACCTAAGGTCATCTCCCGCCCCCTTACAGTTGTAGGTCCTCCGATAGCTCTTTTAGCTATGTCGGTTAAGTCTGTTAAAGTTCCCGGTACAGCGGCTAGAGCAGCTAAACGGGCCAACAGCCCCGCTTCGGGGCTTTTACCCCCGGGCAACAGCCCTGTAGGGAATACCCTACTCATGAATGGAGAAGATTCCTGCTCTCTAAGCGGGTCTCGTTCCTCCGTAGTTTTCTTAAACTCATCCACCCACATCTGGGGGGTAAGGAAGGGGTCAAACAAATCTATAAAGGACCGCTCGGCTGCAGTCCACATACGGGCTGCGGCAGATCTATGTCGATCATCCCCCTGAGCCCCTAGAGCCCGACTGACTGCGGAGTCGGGGGCGACTATATCGGCAAAAGTGCCCGTGAATATTTTAATGGGGTCCGTGATAGTGGAGTGGGGCAAGAGGTGAGATATATCCATGAAGGTGACATTTCCCGATTCGTTGTCCGTGTCCCACACAACAATAGTTCCAGTCTGGTACCATTCAGACAAGAATCTTTTTGTGTCGTTTACGTCCTTGAACCTTGCCCGAACCGTCTCATAAAAGTTCTCTTCATCGTCCTCCTCGTCTCCTGTAAGAGCGGCCAAGGCCGCAGCAGTGAGGGCCACAGTAGCCACCGAAAACGCAGGTAGCGCCGTTATGGCAAATGTGTAGTTAAGGAGTCTGGTTATGCCCATCTTGAGCATCTCTTTTTGCTCAGGTTCTCTAGTACCTGTAAATACTCCGGAAAGGGCAGAACCTACATTCTTGACATTAGCCAATAGTCTAGGATCAAACTCGGATGGGTTTCTACCCAGCCCCATAGCAATCTCCTCCAAGGCCAGTTTGGGTGTGTCCTTCATTATCCGGGCAATCTCCCCGTGCCACGAAATGAAAGGAGAACCCACTGTTGTGAGTTTCGCTCTCTTGAGTTGTTTAATAAGGTCAATCGTATTGGAGTAATTAGGCATCGTCATATTGACACGATGGGATGCCTGACGCTTAAGAGCGGCCAAGGCTGCAACCTTCTTGCCCGATGTGTTAAGTAACTCCATTTGAAGTGGAGTCCGGGGCGGGAACATTTTAAGTATCGCGTCGGCCTGTTCATCGGTCATGGGGCCCACGTACTCTCCAGTCCCTTTATCCACCCGACCAATACTGTCCCGCACTTCGTGTGGGGCTGCGCCCACCCGGGTTCGGCCCTTTTTAAAGGGTACTGAAAAAGGTCCAATAATCTTTGTGTCTTGGTGGGGCGTCCCAAACCCGAAAACCTTGGCCAGCTTCACCAACTGCCCCTCATAGTTAGTTATCTTCCAAAAATCATCTTCCGCCGCATAAAGCAGGGTGGCAATTTCGTCTAAGTTATCCCCTAAGTCTTTCAACCACATTCCGGTTGGTCCCGGAACCCCCTTCATGGAAAGGAGGGGGTCTGCAAACCCTCCAAACTCTAGTGACTTCCGTATCTCCTCAATGATATTAGTCCGGACGTCCTGTCCTGTGATAAGCATCTCCGCATACTCTTCCCGAAGTTCTGCATCCGGCTCGGAATACACGGAAAGGTCATCTCCCTTCCACCCGAATACTTCGTCGTAGCTCCTCTTCAGCCCCCGAGCGTACCCTGTTCTCGCTGCGTCTCGGAATGCGAGGCTTCCTGCCATCCTTTTAGTTAAGCCGGGGACGTCCTTGCCCCGAGTAAACAGGTTTGTCGTTCCCGTAGCAAGGGCGTTGAATAGTGTCTGGCCCGCTGTAACGGGCATCCCCGCGCCAAATAATAACGCCGTGTTTCCTACAAAGTTGCGGACGTGCGTCCTGAATCTCCTCGTTGTGAGGTTCGCCATCGATTGGGAGGCGATCATCATCATGAAGTCTCCTACAGCCCCACCACTCTGACGGGTCTCTACCATCTCATGTAGGGCCTCAACTATATGTTTAGGGCCATAAAAATGCCTTAATGGTCCAAAGTGTTCTCCTGTTACAGATGTTTTTCCTCTTTCGGGGACAAACGAACGTAACCCCAGTCTCCGGGCTTCATCCCCATTAGAGGTTATAAAGACCATTGAAGCTTGTCGAGCTAGTCCACCTCGTTCTTGGGGGGATAGATCTCTAAACTGCTCCTCACTTAACTTCTGCAGCCCCTCTAAAGTGTCTTTAATGGATTGTAAAAATTTGTGGTTGGACACCATGGCCCCGAGGTTCATCAAGGTGCGTCCAGCATTGTAAATATTATCTTGGTAAAGGCCCATCACCTCCCTCAGTTTGGGGTCAATAGCGACCTTGGGTTCCAGAACTTTGGAGTTCATGGCACCGACTGTGGGGCCTCTTCCCACTCCTTTAGTGGTGAACGCGTTAACAAACCTGCTCAACCTAGTCACCACCTCACTTTTTTTGGCCATGCCTAACCGCTTAGCTAAAGCCTTAGCAGACCCCAGTGTGTGGCTGCTGTCGGCCTTGACGATCCTTTTGGCGTAGTCTTCCAATACCTCATTCTCAAAGTAATCATACCCCATCTGCCAACGCCTTTTAGCTTCTGGATCCATGGAAGAAGGATCTTCAGACTCCAGCCAACGGGCGTATTCTCTTTCGTCTATCCCTTGGTAGGAACTAGACAGGTAAATCCCAAAACTGGCTTTTATCTTAGCGTTAAGGTTCTTGAACAGCCCACTAGTAGTGCTGGTCATCTGGTCGTCTAAGATGCCATTATTGATGATTTCCTTCTGCAGGTCGTTAATAGCTCCCCTCATGCCCAGTAGTCCAGTCACCAGTGACTTGCCCATTTCAGTCGGGTCTTCCCTGCCCTCTTGTTTTGCCGCTATTTCATCCAACCTCCTTAATCGTATTGTAGCCCACTCCCGGTCTTGTCTAAATTTAGTGGACGCTTCCTCGTATACCTTGGTCAGCTTAGCCATATACTCGTCCTTGAGAGGCCTAAATGATGCCGCTCTTTCTGCTTCCCCCTGACGAACAATCTCAGCGCCGTCCATGCGCTCGGTCTCATTGTCACTCTTCATCAGCCTCCTGCCCTCCGCCATCTTGGTAGCATACAGACTGCGAACCTTCGATTGGGCTTCTGCCATTTCTTGTAGGATTTTAGCCCTAGCTCCGGGGACATACCTGTCCATCATGACGTCGTCTTCGACCACGCCTAAGAGCATATTTATATCTCGTTCGATTTGCTGACCCACCGTCTCGTTGTCGGGGGTTGAGAACTCACGGGCCAGTTCGTCGTCGTGCCACAACCTGAGGTCTGGCAGCCCTTCCACGCCCCGTAACTTACCGGACCGGGGGTCTTCTATCTTAAACATCCGGAACATCTGTTCGTTGATGTTCGCGGTAAAAGACGTGGCTTGGGCTCTTACCTTAGAGATCTTGCCCCTAAGCTCCATAGCCATTTCGTTAAACTTAGCTCCACCTTTCCCGGAAACTGAGGCCATCTGGATAAGTCGGTCCACCTTAATGCCCGGAAACATCTTCGACATATCCCTGAGCCACCCCTTTCCTCGCTGTCTACGAGAGACCCACTCAAGTCCTTCTTTCCACTCCTCCTCAAGTTTTTGGAGTTCTTTAGCGGCTCCCTCGGCATTCAGTCGGCCTGTACGGACTTTCGCCTTGATGGCTTTCTTACGCGCTCTATACCTTTTGGCCCCTACACGCTTCTCTATACTTTTCTTGGACTCAAACCAGCGACGGGTGTTTTCGTCAGTAGGTGTGAACATTGGGGTAGGTATGGACCTGCCCAAATATGCCACTTCCAGAAAATCCAACATCTCGTCGAGAGTATCCCCCTCTAACAAGGTGCCTTCTCGGTCTGGATCTGGTGTCCTCACGAACTGCTTCGCAACCTTACGCCATCCCCGCGATATTATCCCTTTCCTAGGGGGTTCCCCCTCGACGTCTTCCACATCATCGAACTCGTCGAATTCCGCTGAAGCTTCAGCGGCTGAGGCTTCAGAAGGTCCGAACAATACCTCTTCGCGAAGTTTTGTGGCTATCTGGTTATCTGGGTCCGGATTTTTCTTAAACTCTTCGAATTCATCCCTCTGGAACTGCAAGACTTGGTCTATTTGCTCCCTAAACTCCCCGGCAATCTCATCCCCAGAGTCCAACATAACCTGAACGGGGACTCCTAAGTCTGCAGATGCCTCCACTAGCCCAGCGTACATCTCTGGAAATACTTCCGCCTCAGTTGAACCCATCCCAGAAAACTCCACAAACTTCCTGAGTGCGCGAGCCGCTGTAACCCGGTCTCCAATAAAAACATCGTCACTGTAGGTCTCCCTACGGAGGTCTCTCCTATTGGGGAACGCCCGGTTAGCTGCGTCCATCATGGTATCCATCTGCCTAGCCGCATATGCTCCAAAATTCCCTGACAGAATACTGTTTCTCAGTCCTTGTAAGCCGAGGGAATACTTAGGAGCCTCTGCGACATCTTTGGGGTCATAAAACGCATCTGCCACCATGTCCCCGACCAAAGACTCAAAGTTACCCGCTTCTGCCACCAAGGTGGGTAGGGTTTCCGCCATCTCCCCCGGAACCTCAGTCAACCCCCTAAGGGCATTCATACGGGCTCCTTTAGAGTACCCCGCGGTGTAGGAAGATCCAATAGCGGCCGCAATAAGGTCTTTCTCAGAATAGTCCCCCGTAGAAGGAACTAACACGGTTCCCGCAGTGCTGCCAATACGCGGGATGTCAGCAGAGTCATCCACTGATATAGTGACCCCCAAAGCATTAACAGCCTGCCGAGCAGGTGAGCCCTTGCCATAACTCTCCCAGAACTCTTCTTCTGCGAGAGTTTCGTGATAGCCACCGCCACCTTCAGAAAACGCTGGGGCATTCGCCCTGAACTCTTCTGCGGTCTCCACTTCAGCGGCAGAAGACCCTGCCAACTCACGAAGCCTGTTGAGGGCGGCTTTATCTATATAGTTCTCGGTACCATCAAGTGTGAGGAAAGTATCCAAGATTATCTCCTTATCATCGGGAGCTTCTGTTGTAATTCCCCGTGAAAGGGCCCTTATAAGCCTCTTCCAAAGAGACCCAGACTCTGAGAGCTTGTCAATCTCCTTCAGATACCACTGAGTCGTGGGGTCTGTAAGGAACTGAACCAAAAATTCTTTTCTAGTGCTCTCCACATTTCGGAAAGACCCGTCAGGGTTTATGCCGAACGCCGAGCGCATGTGGGTTACATCATCTTGATACTCCCCGGCCCTGTACTCCTCCAGTCGAATCTGGTAGAACAAATTCCTCAACTCTGGGCTTTCCATCTCTCCCCCAAGTTCAATCTCTTCGAAGCGAGGGGAGTTGGGGTCATATTCGGCGGCTATGGGAGAATCACTCTCTGTAACTAATTGCTTGATGACCTCAAGGTCATACATGGTCGACTCTGACCTAGCTAAATCTTCCGCACGTCGTTGGGCTCCTGCCCGGTTACGCTTAAGCATGGGGAAGTGGATTCGTCCCCGGTCAACCATGGCATCTATAGCCTCGACTGCCAATCGTTGGGCTTCTGTCTTGGGGTTAGTGACAAGTTCGTCCAACGCGGCGTGTAAAAACTCGTGGACTAACAGGTCATGGACTCCCCTATTGTTGGTCTTTTTGTCACTTATGGTGATATGGCTCTCGTCCCCAACCTTCTGGAAGTATGCTGCTACAGCGATGTTTGAATCGATGCGGAACTTAACTTTATCAAAATTGATGTTGCCGCTCGACAATAATAACCCAGCTAGCTCCCCGTAGTGTGGAGGATAAGTCCCGTCTTTTGAGCCTTCTTCTATTTTGACTAGGGCTTTACGCGCAGACTCCGTGTCCCCGTCCTTAATTTCCAGCACGTCCATCTGCTGTTTTATAATCCTAGCAATCTCGTCCCGGGTTTTCTGGGTTAAGCCGTCGAAAGGAGATGCTTCCCCGCCTTGATAGATGTCAGAAGCTTCTGCGGATTCCCCCACCTGCGTGGGATTTCCCGTGCCGGGGAGCCTATCTGGAGACTCTAAGACGTCCTCAGATTTTATTGTACCTAAAACGTCTTGATTTTTCTCCGTAGGATCCGCCTTAGTGAACTTACTTTCTTTGGACCCTATACTTACCCCCTTGCGGGTTGTATCAAGTGTCTTCTTGACGATGGCCCCCACTGACCCCCACTTCTTCAGGTTCCTAATGGCTTTTTTGGTGTCTTTGTGGCCACCGAAGAGGGCGGTAATGCCCCCGCTTTTTGTGTATCGGTAAGCATCCAAAAGCCCATTGAAAGCGCCGCGTAGGGGGTCGTTAGCCTGAAAAGTCTCGGGGTCATCCTCTTTGGTCGCTTTACGCTCTTTTGTTTTGGAGAATTTTGAAATTACAGGGCTTCCACTGACATACTGCTTCCAAATATCCCTGACCGACTGTAGGTCATTTTCGGTATCAACCAACTTGCCGTCGGGGCCTCGGTGGTTCTCTATCCTAGTCTTTAAAATAGCCAACAAAGACTTGGCGATAAAGTTAAACTGGTCAAGTGGGCTCTCTGTTGCCGCTGACCCCTGCAGCTTTGTTTGGGTTGAACTAACCCATGCGTTCTGCAAAACCTCTAAAACGGAGCCCTCTTCTCCTGTAACCCCGAAAAAAGCTTTCTCTTGTTCAGTAAACCAGCCAGCTGGGACTTGCTTACCCCCAAACTCGTTCACAGCGGCCATGAGGGCCTCGGAAGCTTTCGTGAAGCCTGAGCCGTCATCGTCATCCTCCTCAGTTTCCGTCCGTTCTTGTCGCGCCTTGGATTTAAACTTCTCTTGAAGAGTCGCTAAGGTCTCACGCTGGCTGGAGTCGTAGGCACTAATTTTACCTTTGTTTACGCTCCCCGCCATGACTGCCCATGTATTGAGTACGCCTGCCACCTCTTTAACGTCGGGCGCTAGGGACTGTTCGTCCCCGGGCCTAAGGGGGAAATTGGTTTTAGCTCCTATAATCCAAAACTTATTGTTAGTATCCTTAGCTATTATAATGCCCGGATTAAGTTGCCCCGCTTTAGTGCCCACATTACCTGCATCTTTTATTTGGCTTGTACTGGGTGCGTACTCCTCTGGAAGAGGCACGGGGCCCCTCAAAGTCTCTGTCTTTTCGTCTTTTTCGGAGAAATAAGCGGCAACGTGGAATGGGTTATTAGTAAATATAAACTTGTTTGGCTCCTCTGGGTCATAAGGAACTGCATACTTCTGCAGATCCGGGAAGCTGTTGATGGGGGTTGCTGCCTCCTCTTGTATCTGTTCTACCCAATAGTCTCCAGGCTCGTTCACATCAGACACCAACTTTAACTCGTCCCCAGTGGCCTTTTTATGGTCCGCAGTGGCCTTTTTACGCCATTTATTATATTCACGTACCGTGCCCTTGAATGTCGGGATACGTCTCGTTATCCCCGGAGAGTGCTCCCAAACTTGTACTGTAATAGGTTTATCTGAGATATCTACGTCCCCAGCATCCTTTTTATCCTTCGCATAGAGGTCGTCGTACTTATTATTGCCCTGCAACGTCACCTTCCGGAACTGCCCACTTTCTAGGCCAAACTTATCCAACGATTTAAGGCTATTAAACCGGGTGCGGAGACCTATAGCGCCCCCGGCAGCAGGGCGTATCAAGACTTGGCGGGACCAGTCGCCCGGAGGGCGCATGGGGTGGATCCGCCTAGACTCATGCATGAGAGGGTGCACCGCACGCCACTCCGGGGTGCTGATCTTATCCCGGTTCTGCCTGTCCGGGATTAGCCAATCCTGCATAGTTATATACACCCCGCTCTTAAGACGTTCACTTTTCAGCTTATCTATAAACTTATCCAGCGGATGAGGATGTATACCGGGGCGATCATTAGAATAAGAATTTGTCTCGAAACCAGTATTGAGGTCAACCGCTTCATCCAACTCCACTTGAGTGGGCTCCCTTCCGAGGTCTTTTGCAAGTGCCTCCTTAAGAGTCTTCTCCAGTGGGGTGAGTTCCGGCTGAGAGACTTGCTGAGGTTTTTGGGGGGCTTGTCCTTTAAGTAACGCCATTGCAGCCGTCTTAGCCGCTCCCAATGTGCCATAAGTAGTGGGTTCTAGCTCCCCTTGGTAGTTAATGACCCAAGATTTCCCCTTCTTGTAGATCTGCACTCTATGTTTATGCTCGGGGGATGCGTGGAAGCGGGGATCAAGGCTGTAGCCTTTAATGTCACCCACGTTCTCTCCCCCTTCCCGGACATCTTTAAGGGTCTGCCTACTTCCCCACGAACGTTGCGTCCCGCCATATGGGGTAAGCTGTTGGTGTGGGGGTAGGTTATTTTCCCTTTCCTCCATTGACTCCGGTTTTGCCGCTTGTTTCTGTTCTTCTACAGGAACAAGGTTAAATTCCATCAGCTGATCAACTAACCCTCGGGCGTCCTCTAGCGCCTCCTTAAGGGCGTCAGCTTCCTCAATATCAGTGAGTTCTTCTGCGGGGTCTCCCGCCAAAGTATTCACCACATCAAGGTTAAAAAGAGGTAAACTCGCTACGGATTGAAAGTAGGCTTGTGCCGCCCTCTGCAGTTCTTTGTCTTCTCTAACCCCTAATCCCTCCATTTGACCTAAAAACCCACTCCTAAAATTCTGCGCCAGATCACGCAGCCTTGTAACTAAAGCTTCCCTGTCTTCTATTTCAGATAGTCCTTTATTAGCGTCCACGGCTAACGAAGCCGCGGCACTGTTAATAATTTCTACCGCATTTTCGTTAAGCTCTAGCTCCTGCGGCTTACCCTCAATTACCGCATTGTACTTAACAGTTTTATTTAAGGTACTACTATCGTCCTGACCACCTTCATCATTCCCCTTCCGGTCTAACTCCACCTCGGCGTTTTCTGTTAGCCTCAACGCATCGGACAACCGGGCGATGGCGACTGCGGGTTTATCGACTCCCTTAACGGTCTCAACTACTCCGCCCAGCATCTTTGAAAGGTTGACATATGCTGTAACTGTCGCCCCCACGTCACCTCCATTTACCAAGTTGGCGTGTTTCGTGATAGCGTCTTTGACCTCGTCTGAAAACTCAGTGCTGGGCTTCTGGCTTTCCAAGTT